GCGCCGGAATCTTTTGCATCCATCGTTGCCATCAGCAACTTGGCCTGTTCGGGTGGGATGCCCTGCCGCCCAAAAGCGCGAATACGAATCCCCTCTTCCTGCTTCTGCTTCTTTTTCTCTTGCACCGCCCGGCGTTGCACGTCCGCCGGTGTGGGTAATCCTGACAAGCGGTTCATAATCCTCTGGTCTTGAGCGGCTTGGGCCTTCATCGCATCGGCTTTGGCCAGCGCGGCGGCTCCCTTTTGGGCTTGCGTTTCCAGTCCCATGCCCCGAAGAATGTTGCGGCCTTGGCTTGTCAGATTCATCAGGCGGTATGCTTCCTCGGGAATCGGCAGACCTCCTTGCTGGCTTGCCGCCACTTGTTCACCCGCCTTGCTGATTTTCTCCGAACCAGGCGTGATTCCCGTGGCCTCGAATCCCCTTCGCGGCGGTTCAAACGGTAGAGGACGGTTGGCGGCCATCATTCTCCACATTGCCGGGCTGTCACGCGGGTCTCGTGACGTGGCACCCATCGCATCCACACCCGCCCCTTGGGCCATGTAGCGGTTGTTCATGCCGTAAGCGGTATCGAGCAAGTCGATGGCACCTTGCGGCATCGGCAGCGCGGCGGGCATTCCGCCTTTTTCAATCTGCCGTTGTCGCCATGCTTCCTGAGTCATCGGTTGCGGCAATGGAGCCGGGCCTTGCGTGGCCATCGCGCCGCTTCGGTTGACGGCCCGAAACGGTTCCAAGGTCCGGTCGACGTACCTCTGGTCATTAGCCGATAGTGGAGGATTCCACGGCGTCTGCCCCTCAACCATTTCCCACTGATTCGCTTCGGGCCAATCCGGCAAGGCTCCCCCGCCCCATTGCAAGGCTGGCTGATTGGCCTGCGAACCCCGTTTCCGCTTCGGCTTCTTGGTGGCAGTGGCCATTGCATTCCCCTTTTCTAAAAGTACCACTCCGGGTGGGGCTTCGCACCACCACCGTGTTAAGCTTACCCGTTTTTGTCATTTTTACAAGACGAAGCTAGTTGATTTGGACACTCCCGGCCCGGCCGAATCAGAATCTCCACCCATTCCTGCCGAGTGAATTGGTCGCATCCCCGATGGTCCCAATGGCCGCAACGCTGGCAGCGGACGAGCCGCCGGCCCACTTCGATCAACTCCCGCTTTTCTCCGGGGGCGTTGGCGTGGCCCTCAGTCAGAGATTCGATGATTCGAGATTCGCTCATCACCACCTCCCGATCGGGCAAGTCCAAACTTTACCGAGTGCCTTCAGTTTTCCACAGCATCCACACGTGGAACATCGTCCGCTCTTGCGGATGAACAATTCACACTCCATGCAGATTGCGACCCGCCGATCAAACTCTTCGCCATCTACAATGCGAAACCCATCGGCCGCGAATCGGGCCATCGCCTTCACAAAATTGGCGACCTGTACATGGAGTGGGGGGAGTTCCTTTAGTGGCTTCCAAGCTGTCGCCTCTTGCCTCGATCCTGGAATGGTTTGTCCCGGCCCCCGGCCCGAATTCCATAGTTGCCGATAGTCCGGTCTCGTTTGGTACAACATGCAATAGTGCGGGGTCATTACACAACCAAGACGGTCACACTGATAGGCCTTGTCACCTCCATTTGGTAATCCACAAGGACATTCCATCGGTCTACTCTGTGATGCGGATGTTGTAATCGCACTCAAGCGGAGGTTCGCCCGACTGGCTGGCGTAAAATGGCCCGAAGTCGATAATCAACGGGTCACACTGGCAGGCGTTGTGGTACGCCGCGGCTCCAATCCCAGTAGTACAGCCCGCCGCGGCAGTCCAACCAACGTCATGGGCTGGGTTGGAAACTGCACAGAGCAACCAGCCTTCTGTAATACATCCTCCGTTGTGGACCAACTGAAACTCGTAATACGCGGACAAACACGAAAACGGATCGGGAAGCATGGCAGAGCCGGACCAGACGCATGGCACCATATAGCCTTCACCAGCTACTACTGTCTCCCGCGTCAAGGTTATCGTTGCCCCGTTGAGGCAGGCACACGCTCCGCTCGCAAAAAACGTCAGTGTAAGAGTTTTCGGCAAGCACCTGCCGTCACAGTCGCACTCACAGGCGGGGCAGATTGAATTAGTAGTCTTATGCTCGATAAACTGGAAATCATCAAGCAGGTGCGTGCCGCTTTCCATCGCCGCAACGCCAGCATATCGGTAGGTTGGGTTGCCTGATGCGGTACAGGCATACACGTAAGTCGAAACATCTACCTCCGCATAGATGCCGCTCTCGTCCCGGCAGATTTGCAGCACCGCTCCCGCACTAACCGTACCCGGTCCTAACTCTACTTCTTCCAACACGCCGCCAGTGTACGTGCCGATGCGGAGATACTGTGTTGTCCCGGTGTCCTCGAACTCCGCGTACTCGTAATCGAGGATGGTGGCTATCTCACCAAACGCATCCAGGGTAACGCCGCAATTCAGAAAAACGCGGTATCGCCTGCTGGCTATTTCGTGAATCTCTACTTGGACTATGCCCGTTACCGTCGAGACGGGGTGCCGCTTCTTCGCGACGGCATGACTGTCGGCCGCATTTGATTTGAGCTTCAGGCTGCTGATTTCAAGGTCGCCGAATTCCCACCACTTCGCACCGAGATCGGTATTGTCGGCACGGTTGAAATCGTCGGACTCGATCAGGCAGGGGCGGTCACAACAGCATCTTCTCGACATGGCCCCCTCCTATGCACAACAGAGGCCCCGGGTGTCGCAGTCCATCGTCACCACCCAAAGGATTCGGCCGAATTCATCATCGGCTTGCCAATGGGCGTAGCCCTGCGCGCCCGCGCCGGGCTGGGGCACACCGTAATCCTGGTCGATGATCTTGACGATATGGTCCGCGTCGCAGATGAAGTCCCACTGCCGCGTGGTGGGATTCGCGATGCCCGGCGCGTACGCCTCAAACACGATTCCCATTCCGGGATGGGCGTCCTTGGTGCAGTACCGAATCAGTTCCTTCTCGTTGTAGGGCGGGGCCTGGCAGATTCCCGTGGCATCCTGGTAGGCCGATTGCGGGTCCTGGTTTTGGCTCGCCATGTCGGCGAGTTGATTCCACTTGCCCGCGCTGGGTCGCTCTCCCGGTACAACGTGTGGGGCGAGGTCTGGGTGCATTAGGGCATCAGGCTCGCAAAGTTAAAGGACTTGTAGATCGGGTCGGCCGTGGTGGCGTAGTATTCGTTGGTGTGGAGGTGTTTGTTCCAAGTGGCGGGTCTGAAGCCGAAACGATAGGTCAAACGGAAGGTGCTCAAGATGCCCGGGTCGAAGGTCCGAATTACAATCGGACGTGGGTAAAGAAGAGTCTCCGGATCGAAGCTCAGCCCCAAAAGCCAACTCGCCACGGAGCCGGAATTGACTTTGTTGCAATTCGCGTAGGCCGCGGCCGGAATCCCGGTCAGGTGATAGTAGGTCACCACGTAGTCGAAGGCCGTTTCCAGCTTGACGATGTTGTCCGCCGGCACAACGGGGTAGCTGCCTGGGGCTATCCAATTGTGACCAGCCATATTGACGTTGATCAGCCGCGAGGTCGGCTGCAATTCCTCGGTCACCCACGCGCTCCCCAGCTTGACCGCCGTGGTGGTCGAATACTTGACGGTGATGATGGCGTAGTCGTAGACGGCTATTGGGGAACTGCTCGAATCGCTCTGCTTGCCGAATGGCATGATGCCCGCCCCGTTCGCCCGAGCCAGCATGTCCGTTTTGTACGGGTAGTTTTGCCCGCCGTTGCCCGCAACCTCCATCAGAACGGCATACCTGTCCGCCCAAGCGCACTTCAGCTTGCGCTCGCAGTACATTTGGCTGTTCTCGCCAAACTGTTCCTGCGGGTAGCCGTCCATTTCGGAATAGTGTGCCATGTTATGCCCCGAATGTTCCGAGCTTGTCGATCTTCCCTTGGATGGCCGTAAGGGCGGTTACACCCGTCTCCACAGTTCCCATCAGCCGCTCCAGCGAATCGTTGATACTGGACAGAAGCCGGACTATTTCCTCATCCTTTCCGCCTTGACGGCCACCAGCTTGGGCGGCGGCAACTTGGGGAGCGGCCAGAGGGGCAGGTTGGGCGGCGGCAACTTGGGGAGCGGCCAGAGGGGCAGGTTGGGGCTGATCCGGGAGCGCCACCGGCTGGTCTGCCCTGAAAGGCACGTTATTGCCACTCTCCCATTGGGCGGCGGCACTTGGCGGGCCTGGCTGCCGAACTTCCTCCGCTGGCAGGTTGCCCCGCATCGACTCTTGCTGTTGCTCCAGTACCCGCAGATCCTCTTGGGGATTGGCGACAGACTCTTCTTCCATCCGCTGACGAATCAAATCGTCCGTCGCCGACGGCAACGTAGCGCCGTCCGGCGGTAGCGGCCCAAACGAAACGGGAGGGGGCGTGCCGTCCGGTGGATCTTGGAGGCCGTGCTTTTGGAAAAAACTTTCGGCCTCGGCTAATCTCTTTTCTTTCTCGTTCTGGGTTTCATCCTTCCAATCTCTTCCTGCATCGCCGGGACCTCTAACTATAGGACGTGAGGATCTCAATAAATCCCACCTGATATTCCTGGAAGCAAGATCAGGAGGATTGTCTTTATTCAATCGCTGTTTCTTAATCCACGCCTCCGCGCTTTGCGCGTTGCCATATATTGGATTAAACAACTCCTGATTCATCCCGCGCCTCAACCGTTCTTCAAACGGATCGGCACCCTCTTCTTCCGGGTCGGGCAGTTCCTCTTCGGGAGTAGTTTCATCGTCAGCCATCTTATGTTGGCCACTTCGTGGCCCCTGCGGGGTTCTTAATTGTCCCGATCGACGTGCCGCTCTGGGCGGTCCAGAATCCGAACACGTTTCCAAAGACGTTTTCCGCTCCCTCGTGGTCGCCGCCCCAATCGTCCACCCGCTCGATGATTCCCCAAGTCAACTCCCAGTAGGTGGAAGCGGTGACGTAGAATTGGGCGACCGCGATGCTGCCACGCGCCGGCAGATTGGCGGCGGCGTTGTCGTATACGCTGTACTCGAACTGGCCGTCCATGTTGCCCGGCGTCCGCATTACCCAACCGGCGGTATCGGTATCGACGTAAGGACGGTTGCGTGCGGTCAACACCAGCCGCCAGTTGCGGGCGGACACATCGGGGCCATTCCAGGCGATCTTGCGGGTGACAGCACTGAAGATTGCCGGAGTAGCCCCAGCGGTCGCGGCTGCCGCCCCGTTCACAAGCCCGGCCGCATCGTTATTGGAAAACTCGACTACGGTATCAATCAGCCCACCCGGCTCGATTGGGCAGGTAATCGTCATTCGATCCACGATGCCCGTGGCGGAGACACCATAGCTGGCGTCCGTGTCGCCTTTGAAGGCAATCGAGTCTCCCGGCCAATGGAGCGGTGTGTGGCCATAGGCCCGGTAGACTCCCCGCCAATCGAAGTTGCCCGCCGCTCGGCCCATTCCGCCAGGGGCATCGCTGGTGGCAAACTCGGGCGGCATGTTGAGCATCCGAATCTTCCATCCCGACATGGAAGAGACGCCGTCCACCTCGCAGTTGATTCCGCTGATTACGCTTCTCATGGTTATGTATCCTCCGCGTGCATGTCGCTGGTGTCGAAGTGCATTTTGACTTCGCCCCGCCAGACGGCAACCCAACCCTCGTTTCCGGGGGAGATTCGTCTACTGTCAATCGCCTCTTCAATCTTCAATGGCCGAGCTAGATGCACGAATGTTTTTCCGTTCCACTCCAACGTCATTATGTGCGTTTGCCATCCCAGCATCCCGATTCCGATTACCCAGTTAGTATCCAACAGGGTCAGGAACCGCATATCTCCCGTAGCCACCTGGATTTCCCAAGTCAAATCCCAAAACGTGTCGTTGCTGGTGGCTTCCAAATGCACGTTCTGGCCCGCCAGCACAAGTTCCACCTGCGGCGAATCCGCGTCTGCCAAAGCGTCCGGAGCGTAGCGGTGCTTGGTGCCGTCATGGTGAATCCGATTCGCCGTCCCGCTGACTACGGACAAAAAACTACTGCTTGCCTCCAGGGTATCCCAAAGGGCCTTGTAAACCATTCTCAGTGGATTGTTGGTAATGTCCATCAGGCGTCCGGATGGTCCACGTTGTAGTCGTATTGCACCGCCACACCACTAGCCAGGGCGTCTGTGCCGCTTTGGTTTGCGGTAATCACCGAAGTGATAATGTCTCCGTCCACCAAGGCGGTGGTTCCAACCGTCCCCTCCACGGGAACCGTCGTGCTGCTGGAAGAGTTGAGCGTGATCGCGGCACTCAAAATACTCGCGCCGTTTTTCTTCACATCGCATGTCACCGTGGAACTGCCGGAACAAGCCACGGCATTGGTGGCCTCGACTCCAAGCGAAAGGCCAGTTGCGCCCCGGATGATCGCCAGAACCTTCGTCTCCGTCACGCAAGTTCCGGCCTGGGCGTGGACGCTGACTTGGTAACTCTCCAGCTTCTCGGCCTCGATTCCAGCGCTGGCTTGAACCATCGCATTGGTAACGAATCCCGCCGGAAGAGAGGCGTAATCGTTGACAAACAGCGTATCGCAGACTACCGTGTCAACCGCGTTTCGGTTTTGAGTTGTCATCGCTTACCCCTTTAAGGCATTCAGTAAAATGCGGCCGTCTCGAATATCGGCCAAGACTTGCTCGGCCCGCAACCGCTTGAATTCCAGTCGGTGCGCTACCTCTCCGGTCTGGGGATTGAAGTCCCGGCTTCCTCTGGCTTCGTACAACCAGATTCCCGCCAGCATGGCGGCCAAGTCCGAGACCGTAACGGAAGTCGCCGCATCTTCGTCCGCCAGCGGAATCCGATAGTTGGTTGTCCGCGCTACATCGTCGATTCGTTCGCTCGCAACCGCGATAGCCCTGGCTATCCGCGCCGTGTCGGCCGTGTCTGTGTTGCTGAGATCCGACCACGCGGCCACATTCTCTACCCCGAATACGTCTTCAACCTGGGATTGGGTGCAATACGTTGACATTATGATTCCGTCCTGTTGACACAAATATCTCTCAAGCGGCGATAACGGGGCGTACCCGGGCCACAGACTCGTCTATGCCGAGTGCGGGAATCGCCCGACTTGGCGCGCATCAAGGCGGTCTCGTAAGCCCGTTCGATGTCTCGCAAGTCTGCCAACTTGCGTTCCGTGGCGAGGTGTTTCTTTGCCAGCCAGAGAAACGCTTCGTAAGCGGATGCTTCCAAGTCAATCGGATCGGAAATGCAATACTTGACGGCGCTGTGCGCGGAAGTTGGATACGCATCCAGAGTCAAGTGAGTCGCATCGGCAACCTCGATGATGGATCGTTGCTCCACCCATGAATTAGTGCCTTCGATTCCAGTCGGCAAATCACTGTTGCCCGCCGTGCGGATCACGGAACCGACGTGCAAGGAGGTGAATGCCGTACTAGAGCCGGTCACGGCAGTCGAATTGGCCGTCATCGTGACCGTGCCCGCCTTGTCGTTGGTGTCTGTCCCGGTATAGCGGATTTGGCGGGATTTGCGCTTGTAGGAAAAATCCAGCGTCTCGGTCGCATCGCTCGGCGGATGGACGTAGAGTGCCATCACGCCGTGCAGGTCGGGGGCCGGCCCAATAGTGTAGTATGCCACGTCACCCGTGTCGGTTTCGTATCGCGTCCGCTGGTGCATTTCGCTTGGGGAGATGTATCGCCCCAATCCCCAGTCGAGCGATTCATCCTCGGTTTCCGGCATGGAAATGAAATCGGAGGGCAATTGATAGTATCGGGGCCAGAGGGAATAGGTCGTAGAGGCTACGTCGGCCCCGGGGGAGAGTATCGCATCCAACGACACCACCGTACTCGAATAGTAACGCTCGATGTCGCAAACTATGCCGTCGAAACGAATCGAATAATCCGCCGCGTCGGTCGGAAAGGTCGCGCCGGTCAGAGTCAATTGTCTCTCGCAGGTCGCGCCTCCGGTCAAATCGAAGACAACCGTTCCAGTGGTTTGCGGAGCTACGAGTTGCACCCGGCCGCTGGGACTGATCAGAAACGACCAATCGTGAGCCGTGGCAATCTCCCGGTAGGCTGAGAGAATGTTTCGTCGCAAAGCGCTTGTAGGAATCCCCACGGCATGGCCTTGAGTAAAATCATTCAGGGCCGCGATGGCGTCTCCATAGGTAAAGACTTCAGCCGTCGTCATGTCATCGTCCCCCTGGCACGCTCGGCTATTTCGTGCTTCATGTCGAGTCTTTCGCGTGGCGTCACGTTACCGTTTGCAGCCGCGACTCGTTTCTGAACCTCCTCTTCCACCAAGCTGTCGGCCACCTGGTACGGCTTCGGCTCCGACTCTACGGAATGAGCTTTCACACCCATGTCGGGGCAATCCCAGTTGTTCTTCCGGCAAATCCGCTTGATGTCTGACTTGTCGCTGATCCAAGCTTTGGGGCTGAAGGGCTCTCCCGGTGGACAAAGGCTTGGACAATAGATTTTCCCGGTCGGATTTACCCCCGCCGCGCGAGCCAGGGCGTGCGCCCGCTTGCGCTTGACGTTATCGTTGCCGAATCCATCATCCCGATTTGCCAAAAAGGTGGCGTCGCTTTGGATGTTCGGACAGGGAAACTGCCATGTCATTGGAGCATGACCGCATTCACATTCGAGATAGAGTCGCCTGTTGGAAGCGTGAAGGGTCTCTTGTTCGCGGCCACAAGCATTACAGCGATAACGATAACTGGGCATCAGGCAGCAGCCTCCTCGGGCTCGGGGGCTGGGGGTTGCACGTCAGGCAGGACGAGCCGCTTGGTGGGAATGTCGCTGGCTTCGCCGACCATTTCCACTAGAGCGTTGAAGGGCATCATGTTTCCGGTCTGGAAACCATATTGGAGAAAGGGCTGCGAAAGCAACTGAATCATTTGGCCGGCGTCGGCGGCTTGTTTTTGCTTGTTGCGGCGGCGTCCGCTACCCGCTTCGACCGTGTAAGAGAGTTCGCTGGCCGCAACTACGGGGTCGTCGGTCATAACGAGTCGGGTCCATGCCTCGCTCAAGAACGCTCGCTGATCAAGTGGCTGGCCCTCCTCCGCTCTAGGTTCGCCAAACAACTCGTAAGGCGGAGGGACGTAAAGCCGGGTTGCAATCGCCTCTTTGCGGGCAATCCTGGATTGCCAGGCTTCGACCACGTCCGCGTAGTCGTCCGGGCGTGACGTAATGTGTCCTTCCCGAGCCCTCGCGTCGGTCGCACTCCGGGAAGTGCTGTCGGGCTGCGCCCCGGAAAGCAGAGGCGTAATCCCAGTCAGTCGCTCGAAGAGCCGTTCGATGAGTTGGATCGAAGTCCAAACATCCTGGGTTACCGGCGGAAACTCCAGAATCTTGATTAGCCTGTCCAGTTCCTCTCCAGGGGCACCTTCCACGTCCACGATTGTAAAGTCCGCTTCACTTTCCATCGCGTCCTTGACGGCTGCTTGCAGGATCTTGCTTGTCACGATAATATCGCGGCAGGAAGTCCGAACCCGACGCATCAGGTAATAGTAAACCTTGTCCAGAAAGATTTGGCATTGAAGACCGCTCGCCAAGGGACTTTGAGCCCAAGGATCGTGGGCGTTCGGATAGAACTGGCAGACCGTCGCGGGCCAGGGATCATTCGTATCCTCGAAAAAGGCAAGCGGCCACTGGAGTCGTACCTTGACTTCCGCGGCAACGTCTTCTGCTTCCAGAACGTGGGGCGGAAGATTCAGGGGATGATCCATTCCCCGCATGAAGGCAAGGAAGACATGCTGCCCCAATTGGTCCAGGGCATCGACTCCGGCTTTCATTTCGTCCGAAGCCCCGACCAATTTATGCCCTACGCCCATCCGGCTCCAGACTTCATAGTATTCGCACACGTCGCCTTCGTCCGAGGCTCTCCGTTGGGGCTGTGACGCATTCAGGGATCGTTGTAAACCGCTCTCGTATTGCCCCCTAAGCTCCTCGCGATCATAGCCAAACCGGTCGGCAAGCCGCCAAGTGCTCAGTCGCCGACGCCGAATGATAAAGGCCGCATCGCGGAATTGTTCTGCGTCTGGATCGACCAAGAGTCCGTCAATGGTATCGTAAAAGCTGGCCGGCATCAGGCCGTAAGCCCCAACCGTCAATTCGGTCCAGAGAACCCCCCCACCCTTGACTAGGGCCTCCGGCAAACATCGTCTGCTTTCCGCCGCCAAATCGCAAGACTCGCCACGAGTGATGTAATTGAGCCAAAATTCCATCAGCCATGCACCCAGCCGGTCGTCGGCGTCCATCATCGCCCGCTGTCCCAGCACAATCTGCTGAAGTTGGGGCGGAATTGGGATGTCGGACGGTAGGGCTGGACGGCTCGGAACAACGAGCCGATTGGGCACCCGGGCGTGAATATAGGGAAGCATCAAGGCTACGAATTCGGCGCTCTTGCCCACGATCACAGGCTTCCCGATTCCTGCCTCGCCGTGGGGGAATTCATGTTCGACTTCCTCCTCGTAGTAAAGAGGCAGGTATTCCCTGCCTAGATACTTCCAGGCCCGGCGGGCGGCCCGGCCGAATTGCTTCTCCTTGGTCTCTTCGGCCAATTTGATTTGCTTCAGCCAGAGTTCGGTAATTGACTTCAAAAGGCTCATTAGGAGCTTTCTTCAGAACTCGGTTCGTTGGACACGTCTTCCACTTTTCGCGGGCGACCACGCTTCTGGGATTCGCCCACCTGCGCGGCCAGTTGATCCAGCATGGCCTTCTGGGATCCAAGCTCGGCCATGACCGTGCGAAGTTCCACTTCCGACTCCGCAAGCACGAAGATACCCCGATCGGCGTCCTCCAATAGATGGGGACGTTGCTCGATGTAGGGGTCGTCTTTGTAGAGGCAGTCGCGAAAGAGACGGGTTCCCCCCGTGACAAGAATCTGAATATCCGCGTAGCGACGCTTGGGTTCGACCACGAAACCCAAAACGGGATGCGTGAAGGCGGGGTCTCTTGCCACAATCACGCGGTCGCCTCGACGCAGAGGTGGCAGGGAAAAAGGGATGTCGGGCATGGACATACGTAATCTCCTCAAGTTAAACAATCAGGTGGGGCTGTGGCGTTCGCTTATGCTTGCGACGGGCTAAAAACTGTTCGTAAATCGTGGGGGCTTTCTCTTTGTCCCTCCCTTCCGATAGGACTTGAGGGCGTTTGTAACGAGGGCCGAAACTCGCCATGTACTCAAGGCAGGTCAGAAGATCCTGGGGGCCGCGATTCGTGACGCGCTTGTTGCGAAGGTGGATCGCGTCCCGGAACTGCTGGTCCAACTGGGGCGACATACCCTTGGCAATTTTTAGGATCGGGGTTCCTGCATAGGGGCCGGTGCCTCGGATCACCAGCCAGGAAAGCAACGCCTCTTCCCTGGCTGGAATGTCGTCCATGCCCGGGAAAAAGCCTTCCAGCGGACCCCTTGTGGTCGGCTCCACTCCGGCTCCAATCAAGGCCGAGAAATAATGCTGTGCTGTATTCCGCCCGGCGCCCGGTGCCGTCTGCTTGCCCATCCGTTTGTCAATCACGAACGCCTCAAAACGAACGTCATACTGACGCTTGGCCACTTCCCCGGCCCATTCCTGGGCATTCGAGTTGCGAAGATCGAAGGCGTCGTAGGTCCAAACGTGTTCTTCGTTCGGATCGACTGCCACAAAGATCGTAGCGCAGTGGTCCCGTCCCGGATCGAGCGCCAAGTATCGCGTCCAACGGGAAATGTCGACCATAAACGGCTCGTAGCCGTGGATGCCTTGCGGATCGTATCCCGGGTAGACCCTCTGTCTGGCCATGGCCGGATTGCCAAACCAACGCACGAACTTCTCGTCTTCGGACAATCCCTCGAAAAACGCTGCCTTTTCGTCGTCCGGAATGTAGGGGTTCTCCGCGATCAAGAGCTTGAAGGCCCCTACGTGCAGACTGGCGCGTTCCGCCCGTTCGCGCAAATCCGACAACTGGTGATTGTAGTTTTGGGGCGTGGCGCTCCAAATCATCCGGGGAATGTGATGGGGCGGCTCGGCCAAAGCCACGATGCCTCTGCGGCCTTCCTCGAAAAAGTCCTCATTCTCGATATGCTCGTCGATCCAGACCAGATTGAGATGTTGTCCCTGGGGGCTGTCGCCCTTGGAGGAACGCCAGAGAGAATCCCATCCCGTATTAAGAATCACGCGGCGGGGAATGCCCTTGGCTTTTTCTTCCCATGCGATCGACTTGATCAACCTCGGGGACAGGAACGGGGGCGAGGGTCGCCATTTCTCTCGATAGGCCAAATCGTAAGGGTCGAGGTGGAGCGGATCGTTGGGGTCCGGCCGGACGGCACGCCACATATCGGTGTGCTCATCGCGAATTATGGAGAACGCCCCTTCTTCGGCGCAGTTCTTCCACATCAACGCTAAATGGTCGCCGTCCAGGCCCACAATCAAGGCTTGACCGTCTCGCCGCACGGCCTTGTCGTAAGGGTCCCTGCCCGTCAGAAAGCGGCAGACTTCGGCCGCGGCGCTGTTTGTCTTGCCCGCTCGGTTGGAACCCTCTATGATACGAAACTTCTTTTTGCATCTATGAAAGAGTTCCGCTGTCGGAAGGGCTCGGTATAGAGCCAATCCTTCAGACTGCGACACGGCCAGGAGTTTGGCCAGTGCTTTTATCTGGAGTTGCCGAATCGCGGGGTCTTGCGAGATCCTCGCGCTAGGCTTCTCAATCAGCGGTGTCAAGTCCAGTAGCATTCCGATTGTCCGTTTCCTCTCGAATCATACTTCGCAAAAGGGCTTCCGCCGTGCGATCGTCAATATCGCCATCATCATTGGAAACTTGCCCCATCTGAATCCACGCTTTGGCAAAATTCATCAAGGCGCTCAGTTGTACGTTGCTGCCCTTATCCGCCATTTGAATGCTCTCGGCCAGGAGCTTTCCGAAACCGGACGGTCCTCCAAAGGCATCGAGAACCTCCTGAAAGAATATCTGCATTTGGGCAGCGGCCTTGACGTTGCCCAACTCTCCGGCGAGTTTCATTGCGTCAAGTCTGTTGTTCGACATGCAACTCCTCCACGCTTACCCCAACCCGTTCGTGAATCGTCCCGTCGCCGGTTTCCCACCGCAAGATATTCAAAGGCCCGGTTATGCGGACGAGACTGCCACTTAGCAGACACGCCAAATTGTCCGCCAAGTCACCGCAGGCCATCACGTTTACGTCCAGGTCGCCAACTTCCAATTCGACCCGACACACCTTTTGCCGCGTTAAAGGCGCAAACTCAGCATTCCCTCGGGCTTTCACTATGCCGCTCAGACGGACGTGAGACCGGGGCGTGAAGTTTGCAGGTATTGGGTGCCGCTTATCCATTTCTTGCCTTTACAGAGCGGGCATTCACCATAAGGCTGGCAGTCACAAAGCGTAAAAGGCAGTCCATTCCGAATCAAAGCCCGCAAGCGATGGAAGGTTTGTACCACGGCTTGCGAGTCCATTTCCGAACAAAACTCTTCATCCGCCAAAGCCTGGAATTGTCGTTGCAACATCTCGACTTTGTGGACCAATCGCCAGAGCATGTCCCGGCCACGAAAGATTTCCTCCAGGTGGGCCGGCACGATTATTCCTAAAGCGTCATGCGGTGCCTGCGAATCAAATGCAGATTGCGGAGCGCTTGCTTCCATGAACACTCTCCTATGGAATCGGCCCGCCCGGAGTGCCAGTCCAAAGGCGGGCCGACCCGGAAGGTAGGATTACGTTCCAATCGGATTCAAGCCTCGCGAAATCTGAACCATGATGTCAGTTGCCACGGTAATTGCGGCGGCGTTAATCACGCCCGCTGCGTATTCGCTGGCCTGGGCACAAGGCGTGCCGTTGACGAATCCGCTGGCGTCACTGGCGACGACATTTCCCGTGCCGGTCAAAGCCACCGCTGAGGCTTCGGTTTTGACGTAGCAGGGACCCTCTTCCACCACATAGAACAGGTCGTATTGCGGAATCACCTGTCCGACCGTGTAAGCGTCATCCAACGGCTTGCAGACCTTGCCTGCACCGGCGAATCCCGAAGAACGACGGCCAAAGTCGCCAGCATCGGTCACGGAAAAACCCATGAATTTACGGGCCACGGTCAAAGCGCCGCCGGAATCGTTTTTGACAATGCGAAGCAGCATCTCCTGGCCGGTGCCATGCAAGGTATCGACAACCTTGACGATCTTTCCCTCCAATTGGTGCCACATAGTGTCGGAGCCAGTGATCTGGCCCCAGTCACTCATGGTTCCGCCTCTCGGGAAAGGCAAAGCAGTAACGGGAGTCATGTTTATGTCCTCCAGAAATGTAGTAGTTGAAACGAACGTCCTTTTGTCCCCGAAGGCGAGATTAGGAGATATTGACCAGCTTGGCGAAGAACGCCGGCGAGTCGAATCGCAGGTTCGAGAAGTTGTCAAAGTAGTAGAGAGTGGTCGAATCGTTGGGGTCCTTATCCTCTTCCACGTCGATCAATTGCTTGAACATGGAATGCAGGGAAACGTTGTCCCAGCGGAACAGGTAAGTCGTTCCGGCGGGTACGCCACCCTGGCTCATCACTTCGATCCCTTCGTAGCTCAGAGTCCGGAAGCCCATCTTCGTCAATTCCGACGACTGGGTCAGTTCAAATCTCTGTGTCCCGATCAGGGATTGCTTGGCCTGGCCGAGAATGGTCGGGTTCATCAGACACATATCGAACCGGGTATCCTGGTTCGTTTCCATGAAGATGATCGCGAAACTCAGAGCTTCCTGCCAAGTGTTCGGGAACGTCTTGGTCGTCGCCACCCAGTTGGTATTGGTGGTGTCGATGATCAGCGGACTCCAGAAGCCGTATTCCACCGACCCCGAGCCCGTGGGCCAATAATCGCTGGTGTCGGCGGTCCAATCGCCGCCATAGTAGCCCAAGGTGGTGTAGAGGTTCCCGTAAACGTCGTTGGGTGCCCCACACTTGGCGGCAGCGTTGATCAAGGCGCTGTAGGAGAACATGGACTCGAAGCCGTGGAGACTCTCGCTTCCGGTCGCGTTGCCATCGTCGAAGAATCGTTTGGCGTAGGAGACCAGAAAGTCCTCGACACATTCCGCCGACAAGTTCCCGATAACGTCGAACAAGCGCGCCTTGCCTCGGTTGGCGAGCCTCTCAAACTTGCCGTAGGATTCGCTCATGCGGAACCGCCGCCACGGAACCGAGGCCCGACGCCGCGTGGTGGTCTGGGGAGAATCAATCCCCTGGTTGTATCCGGCGGATGCCTGGACTTCCCGGCGACGGTAACGCGCGGCCCAGTTCAGATCGACGCCTTCCTGATCGTACATGATGCGGCCGTGAGCCTTGAGGCCGCCAAGAAGGACTTCCTTGGTAAAAATCGGCTCCGTTGTTTTCGCCAAGTAACTGGACAAGGTATCCACACTGGGGCGAACGGGAGTCACGATATGTTCAGTCGAAGTAGCCATCGTGAGTATTCCTCCGATGAGGAGAGTAATTTGCCAAAACACAACACACGGGCTTTGGCGTACGGAGGGACGCCGGCCGCTTTAAGGGAAAATACGCCGAGGCGTCGGGTCTCCGCTAAGAGAGTGTCCGCTCGCCTCGGCTAGCCCGTGACAGTCCCCCTCCAGTAGCGGCGATTACCACAAGACAGCCACGGATATTTCGTTGATTCAATCCTCCTCCTGGAGTTCTCCGAAGTACCTGGCTCCATCCGCCAGAGTTGCCTTCGGATACTTTTTCCAGTACTGCTCTCTGGTAAGTTGTTTGGGCGTGCCGCTGGTGGCCGGTTCATGCTTGGCCGCGCGGGATGGCTTGAGAGCCGCCTTGACGGGGGTGGGCTTGGGGGCTACGAGCTTGTATGCCGCGCTTAGACGCCGCGATGGAGACTTTATGTCCTGTAGGTCGTCGTCTTCCAAGAAGGCCCTCTTGATTTCGCGTCCGAGGGGCGTCAACCCGCCCTCTTCACGAAGTTCGGGATCTAGAAACACTTCACTTCCATGTTGCTGGTAGAAGTCCACCAGCTTGGTTTCTTCAAGTCGCTCGGCCTTTTCGCGAGCCGTTTCGGTGGAAAGTTGGCCCTGAAAATCCTTGATCCGTTTTTCCACGACTTCTTCCAGAAGACGACTGACAGATTCGGGCAACTCCCCCTCGACGAGACTGTTGACGAGTTGTTCCTGTTCGATGATGCGCTGGCTCCATTTGCGAGCATCGGCATCCGAAAGTTTCCCGGCAGTGTCTTGGGCTCTCCAGACGGCAAGCTGAGCGGCGGTAATCTTCTCCGCCTTGCCGTTAGATTCGGGGGGCGCAGTGGGTGCCTTGCCTTCCAAAATGGCCATCAGGCCGTCTTCGCCGAACTTCTCTTGAAGTCTGCCCAAAAGCTGGTCACGCTGCCGGTCAGCTTCGGTTCGGCGCCCAGCCAAGCGAGCAGCATCGACCAAACCGTCAAGCGCTGCTTCATCGGTTTTGTATTTGGAGGCGTCGAAGCCACGGGCTCGCAATTTGTCAATTAGACCGGGTGGGGAATCGTCCGGTGGAGTGTCGGGGGATGGCAGGTCATCAGGCGGGTCGGGATCGGGCGTCTCCAGATCGTCTTCCAGAATATCCTGCGAGGGATCATCGGTGGACATTGTGTGTTCCGCATACGAGGGGATGTTGTTGGCATCACCATCGCCTGGGCTTCACATTGTCCTATCCGAAGGAGGGGATTCAGACGGACCACCCGGTGGAACTATAGACACCTTAGCTAGTTGTGGGGGGCGTGTCAAGAGAATTTACCCGTGCGGTGAACTTGGCTACCTCACTCGACTCGATCGCACTCTGGGCAACCAACCATCGGATAACATCCAACCGGGAAACCGTCGAAGGCAATCTGCCGTCGGTATGGAGTTTCGCGTTGGAACCGTGTAGCATCCTGCTGACATAATCCCGGACTCGAATTGCCGCATCGAAATCCTTGAATTCCCGGTAGAATTTGCGTTGCTTCGGGGGATTTACGCTGCGGTCCATCTTTTTGACGACTACTCGCCAAGCCTTTTGTCTGTGGTGCCAAACGATGCCGCGGGGTGGAGCGTCTTGGGAAAAGGCCATCTTTTCTCCTTTTCTCACAAAAATCGTGGAAATTAGTATTGACCTAGTGTGGTAGTTAGTTTAGGATACCATGCGTTGGAGGGAATCACCATGATCATTGTTAGCGAAATTAAGAGCGCCGTTTCTTCTGGTGGTTCCCTCCACTGTTTGAACGGCGTTTCTTTTTGCGCTCCTGGTCCGCCAAAAAGAGAGCGGGGCTGCCACGGCTGGCCTCTCTCGTCCTGTAGCGGCGGCCGGGGGCGTTGCGGTGAGTCACCAGACCAAGGCCATGGCTCCCGGATCTGGGGGGACTGTACGGCTGGTTCAATTCCGGCCCACCGCACTTGTTTGCACAAGGAACAAGACGATGTTGCGCAAAATCGTAGACACTGAGACACGCCGCCTCAGAATCATCGGGGAAGACTGGCGGCATCAAGAGACAGTTTACTTTACATGCGGACATTCACGCATCTTCGATGGCCCCGCGCCGAGGCACGGCGGGTTGGCTCATTGCCAGCACTGCGAAACGTTTGGGCGAAAGCAGAATGCCGCAGACAATTGAACCTAACAGGATGCGGCCGATGGATAAATCACAACGTCTCGCCGATCAGCCATCGCTCACGATCGGCGGTATCGAGCACATTGCCTGCACTCTGCATATCGAGACGAGCCGAGAACCAGG